CGACTGCAATTGCAAACCGGTTGCCTCCGGCAGGCTGACGTCGAGCAACAGGCAGGCCGGCCCGGCCTCGAGGTCAGCGCCAAGCAGCTCTTCAGCCGAATTGAAGATCCGGTGGGGCACGCCTTCGGCCCGCAGCAGGCGGCTGAGTGACGTGCGCACGGAAGCCTCGTCGTCCACGATGAACACCGGCACGCTGTCCGGATCGATCGCAGGCTGAACCTCTGTTGCAGGGACGCTCGCAGCGACCGGGTGGAACGGGGGCAGGGAAGGGGCACTGTCTTTCAATAATCGGTAACCTCGTGATGCCGCGCGCTTAAAACTTGGGCGTTAGTGTGAGGTAAATGGGGGGCGGTGCTTTTGCGTGGGGTGCAACGGAATTGCAGGGATGGTAGCGGGAACTGGGTTCCCGCTGGTGGTTTTAGGTGGCTTTGATTAGTTTTTCGGCGATCCATTGGGCGATTTGCGGTACGACGGCGTTTCCGGCAGCGAAAGCTTCTGCAAGGTTGGCCGCATCCAGTCCGAGGCAAAGCCCATCATTTTCAGACGCTCGCTGCCGCTCAGCCATCTGATGCCATCCGTTCGGTTGAGCGATGAAAGTGGTACAGCCCATAGCGATCTGGGAGCCGGCTTTGTTTGCCAATAGAGTATTGGCAGCCCATGCATCCGCTGGTCGTGGCCATTGGATCTTGCTAGACGCTGGAGGTATTGCTTCCACTGGCGCAGCGTCAGCCAGCAGCTCCATGGGGGGCATTCGTCGATGACCTGCGACCAGGAATATTCGGCGACGTTGCTGGGGGACTCCGAAATATTGAGCATTAAGCACTCGCCAGAATCCCACATACCCGCTGTGCGCAAGGGCCCGGATGACTGTTTCAAAGTCGTGGCTATCGTTGATAGCGAGCAGGTTAACGACATTCTCAAGCACCACCCAGCGAGGTTGTGTCTCTTGGAGGATGCGTATGACTTCCCAAAACAGGCCGCTGCGTTCGCCGCGTAGGCCTCGGGTGTGTTGGTTGCCGGGTCTGCTGCCGGCGTTGCTGATGTCTTGGCAGGGAAAGCCGGCGGTGATGACGTCGACGGGGCTGAGGTTGTGGGCGCCGCAGTGGCGTACGTCTTCGTGTTGGGTGGCGTGTGGAAATCGGTCGGTAAGGACAGCCCGGTTTGTGGGGTTGAGTTCCACTTGCCAGGCGGTGCGGTAGCCTGCGTTTTCGAATCCGACATCAAAACCTCCTATGCCTGCGAACAGGCTTCCAATGGTGGGCTGGGGCACGTCTGCGCTCTGGGGGGCAGATGCTCTGGGCATTCGGATAGGAGGCTCGGGGCCTTCAGGTGGTTGAGTGTCCCGCAGCGCGGGCACTTGATTTGTAGTTCGGTGAAGGCTCGCGCAGTTGCGAGTTTGCGGTGGCATTCGCCACAGCGGATGTTTTGCATGTTTAGGCCCTTTGGGGCTGAAGGTTCGTTGAGGTTGAGTGTGTCTCGGGCATGTAGGCTCATCACCATTGGACGGTTACCTGACCGTCCGCGCCATCGGGGGCTGCGCTGCCTCCGCGACCACCGCCGCCGTGACCAGGGGTTCTGGGTTTGAGGTCGTCGTCCCAGGACGCGCCAGACTCACCGCCCCCGCCGGCCCCGCCCAAAAAGCCCGTATTGTGGCTATCGCCAATGGGGTGTTCGCCACCACCAATGCTTTCGTTTTCGTCTCCGCCAACGCCTACGCGACCTTGAGGTGCATGACCATCGATCATGCCACCTTCGCCACCGTCGGCACGCAGGTTGGTTCCGAAAGAGGACGTACCGCCGTCTCCACCCTGGGTGTCATTACTGAGCGCGCCTTTGCCACCTGCGCCCACGGTGATGGTCACTGAGGTGATGCCGCTTAATTCGACGAGTTTTCTCGCTATGCCGCCGCCGGATCCGCCTGAGGGACCGGGTAATTTCTCAGAACGTGCACCGCCCCCGCCGGCCCCTGTGACGACGACCCATGCTTTGGTTACACCTGACGGTACGTCCCAGGTGTAGACGCCGGGTTTGGAATAGACGTTGCGGCCGCGGAATGGGTAAAGGCTGGCGAGGGTTTGAGGGGTGACGATGGTGTCGCCTTCGGTGCCCGCTTTGACGGCGAGTTGGGTTGCTATGCGGGTTATGCCGGGTAGTTTTTCGGTGGCCTCTACGACTTTGTCTGCGATGAGCCTAAGTGCTTCGATCTTCTTTTTGAGCCATAGCGTGCGGTTGGTGAGCTGTTTGATCGGTAAGTTGGTGACGCCGTCCGGGCCGCCTACGACCGGGTCGGAGGTTTCGATTTGGTAGACGCCGGGCGTCCATTGGTTTGCTTCGGGTAAGTCGGCCATTAGCTGCTTCCATGGTTGTATTGGCCGTCGTAGCGGGCGACTGCGTTGTAGCGGATGGCGACTGACTGGTAGTCGAGTGAGACCAGCCGGCAGCGTGCCGGGGCGACGGAGAGTAGGACGCGGCGCAGGAGCACCGCTTGGTCGTTGGTGATGAGGCGTTTGAGGATGACGCGGTACAGCGGCCAGATGGGCTTCGTGCCGTGGTCAATGTCGGGTTGAGTTTGTGGGCCCTCCTGGAGGGTGATTTCGCCAAAGTCCAGCAAGCGAAAGACTTCACGAATCGCCCACGGAGTGCCTTTGAAACGGTGGAGTTCGATGGCGTTTTTGATGAGGTTGCGTTTGGCTTGTTCGGACTCGGCCAATTGCCAGGCGGCTTCATCGAGCAGTGAAAACTGGTCGGCCAGGTGTGGGAGCACATGCGGTTTCACCAAGTCGATCAGGTAGACCAACATGACATTGCGGTCGAGGTCGGCCAATGATTGGTCGAGCAGTTCGCACAGCAGTGTGAAACGTTCGTCGCCCGCCAGTGCTGGGGATAGCGGTTGGTCAGCCATGGGCGACCCCGGCGTCGGTCAGGTTGATTGAGGTGCAATGGGCCCACTCGTTGCTTTGTAGCTCGCGGATGCTCTGCGGCATTTTCAGGTCGGCACGGTAAACGCCGGGGACTTGCAGTGTGGCTGTGAGCTGTTCGGGCACCAGGTCGCGGCCGAGTTCGACGCTGCACGCTTGCACGTAGACGTTGGCAGCCGAATGAGCTGCTGCCATGGCGGCGCTGCGTTCGGCGGTTGCGTAAAAAGTGAGGTTTGCTTCGATTTGATAGCTGACTTCGACCGGGGCGATCGCTTTGACGGTGTCGCAGAGTGGGCGCAGTTTTTCGCCGCTCAGTTGGCGCTCTATGTCTTGCAGCAGTTGGGGTGTCGGCAAGCCGTCGATGGTCAGCGGGTACAGTGCGACGTGACCGTCTGGTTGGCCTTCGTCGGGGCCGTGTACGGCGACGTCGATGATGGATTGGTGCACGGCCAGTGCGTGGTAACGGTAGGCGGCGCGGCTGCCGGCGTTGCTGAAGGCTTCCGGGGCCAGGATGATTCGTTCGCGGTAGCGGTCGTCGTTTTCGTCCTCGGCGCCATCGGCTGTGGTTGTGGTGTTGCTTACGGTCAGGGCTGCGGCTGGCGGGTGGCTGAGTACGTTGATCTGGCCGGCGGTCCAGCCGTTGCCTTGTTCGCCGACGGTCGTACAGGTTGCGGTGACGGTCACTTGGGATTGGTCGGCGGGCATGATGACGTCACGGTCGGTGATGAAGGTCAGCTTGGCGTCTTGGGTGCTGACCTGTGTGCCGATCGGGAACAGGATCGGTTGGGTTGGTTTTGTCGGCAGGTTGAAGCGCAAGGTGCAACGGGCGGCTTTGGCGAGTAGTCGCGGTGTGGCGACCAGTTCGCCCAAGTAGTCGAGGATCGGGCCGCGGGCGAAGCGCACCAGCAGCTGTTCGCCGGCGTGCTGGATGCTCATTTGCAATCGGGACACGGCGTAGGCGATCTGGTCGATGTAGAGCCGTTCGATCTGGGCCGGGTACAGGGTCTTGCCGGACTTCTGTTCGTAGCGGGTGATCAGCTCGGCTTCTAGCCTGGCGGGGTCGATTTTGATGAATTCAGGTTTAGGCAGGTCGCGCATAGGGGACCTCGGTGAGCTGGGTATGTTGGCCGGCTACGCGCCATTGCACGCGCACGATGATTTGTTGTGCGTTGATCTGGGTGCTGACCTGGACTACGGAGACGCGAGGTTCCCAGCGGCGAATGGCTTCGATGGCCTCGCGCACCAAGTGTGGGGTGACTCGGTTGGTGGGCCAGTCGATGTACAGGTGCAGGTCGCTGCCGAACTCTGGCCGGTGTGGGTCGCTGCCTTTGGGGGTGGTGAGGATGATGCGCAGGGATTGGTCGATGTCGTGCAGGTCTTCGACCACCTCTGCGGTGGTTCCGAGTTTGGGTTGCCAGTGGGTGGCGGTGATGCTGGTGTGGGGGATGGGCGTTGTCATGGGCCCATGGTGACGGCGAAGTACGCGCCCAGCTTTTAATCAAATTTAAAGATCCCGACCGTTTAGCCGATGGGGTCTCTATCAAAAAAATGAAAGGACGCGTATCAATGGGCAAGGGAATATTCAGGCGGCTTGCTGAAGAGTTTTGGCTACCGCTGCTATGCG